GGGCCAATCCTTGGCAGGGTTGCAACCTATCAATATACCATTTTTAACCCTATTAGAAACTATCCACTTTATAAGGTTACCAAAAGCTGAAACGAAAACGGGAACACTATTTTTGTCTGCACCATGGAATGTGCGGACTTTATCTCCAACCTTACATTCTACTTTGAGGTGATTTTGGAAAAGAACTGGTAATGCTTCTCCTTTCTTGGCTCTCTCTAAGCCATCCTTACAAATTTTAACAAAAGTTTGAGACATCGGGTTTTCAAATTCAAAATCACCCTCTGTACCAAAACTTTGTTTAAACTCAACAGGGTCCCACTCCATAAGTTTGCACATATAGGTGAGACTAGGTCCTATACCAGACTTCCTATTCAAACCTCTAAGACCGTCACCACCACGTATAGCTGTCTCAATAGGAATTAAGGTTCTCATATCGTCTGTTATGGGACTACTAGAATTGATCAATTCAGAAACAATAAAATCTGAAATAATATCTACATCCAAAGGATCAACTCTAACATCTTTATTACCCCCATAATCTTTAATTCCCAAGATTAAAGGGTCACCTTTCTCAGTCGGATTTAAATTAGTAGGCATTTTAGTAAGTTTACCATCTTGACCATACTCTTTTTTAATAAATCCAAAAAGCTCAGAACGCCTAATGTTATTCTTTCTATTAATACGAACCTCATCTATAGTTCCTATAGGTATGTGATGGTCAGCTATAGGTGCTAAAACACCGGGATCTTTAATATAAGGAATATAGCTCTTACACTGATTAGTAACATCATTAGCAATGTTCACCATGTTTAATATATTATCTTCAATGTTCGAAATACGATCCTTTGTTTTAATTGATAACACGAATGGTTCTATCCAAGAGTAATCCTCTTGGAAATAAGCCGCTCCAAACCCATACTTAAGTAAATTACGCCATGCACTATGTCTATAAACTATAAATGGGTGCTGAAAAACCATATTTTTGGAAACTAAATGAGAAAAACTGTTGGACCACATAAAACAAGGTGCGTTACAATCTCCTGGTAATGTTTCTATATCTATCTGATAACCATCAAAACTGGCCATAGCGCTATCAAGTAAATCTTCCTCTAAGGTCCCCACAACTCCACTGGGAATAGGATAACTAAAAGAGCCAGGTTTAATGATTGCATCCATAGGCGTAGATCTACCAACTGATCGATAGAACTTAACAGGAAACCTACCACTTTCTAAAATCTTCATATATTCGGGTTCCTTAACTGGCATTCTTTTAATAGCACAACTATGTATCTTTGTATTAAAAGGCATTTGAAAAAAAACTTCATCACGAGATGACGAATCTCCTCTAATTATCCATTTAATTCTCCTAAAGTCATACCATATAGAAGGTGTACTGCTTGTTAAAACGGGTGTTAAACCTAATTCGACAGAAATATTACTTTTAAGACGAGAGTGTGAAATCATCGTCCTAAGAATATGATAATGCAAATTATAAAGATGACCCCGAAGAGCTAAACTTTTGCATTCATCAACCACTCGTACTATTTGAGTTCCATCAGGATTCTTATCTACATATTTAACCCAAAAAACGTAAAAATTTTCCAAAGTTGCATTAGCATATTGCCATTTCTTGTCACCAGGAATTGCACCCTGTAGCTGTACTGGCTCGACTAATTGTGCAATCGGTAAAGCCATAGGTACTGCTTCACAACACTGAGCCAAGATATTTCCATTAGTATACAAGCAATCATGGTCTCTATTCAAGGAATTGCAACGTGATTCAGCAAGAATTGCTTCAACAGAACAACAGTTAAGGTTATGTTTACCTTGGAATCTTGGGTCAGCAAGATGTACTTTATACAAAATCTCACAAGCTCTACGTTCTTCCTCATCCCTATAGATTGAATTACGAGTATTAGATTTATTGGCTAAGTTTTTGAAAAATTTAATACTGACAGAAATTAAGCTAAAAACTCCTAAAGCCGATAT